GACGCCGTAATGCCTTACTTCATCACCGACAAATCACCAGACTGTTCTGGGTGGGCAACCATCAAAGAAGATGGCGAAGTGATCGGTTGTCACTCAACGAAACAGGATGCGATCGATCAGATGGTCGCGGTGTCTATCGCCGAAGATATGGAACCTGGTGGCGAGCGGGCGTTGCCTGACAATTATCGGCCTGCGTTGTCGCCTGATGTTCCTGAAGGTCGCGCTTGCGGGAACTGTGCGTTCTACGATGACGACAATGTGATCGCAGATGGCAACAATCTCAAAGCATGGTGCGAGAGATGGGATGAGTATGTTGATGGCGGATTCTATTGCAACGCATGGCAACCACACGAAGAAGAGATGGAAGAAGAAGAAGAAGAAGAAGAAGAAGAAGAATCGGTGCGTCAAGTATCTCTTGAAGTTCCTGTCTATATTCGCACAGCAGCCCGAAAAGGATTGGACTACTACGGTCAAGGTCTTGCGGGTGAAGGGCTGGTCGATAGAACCGTTCGTGAGGCACGAGATATGGCGCGAGGCGACATCACCGAAGACAAAGTTGTGCGGGCGAACGCATGGGCGCAACGACACGCCGTAGACCTGCAAGCACCAAAGAACTCGGACTCAACCAATGACCAGTTCCCTGGTGCGGGTGCGGTCGCACACTATCTGTGGGGCATCAACCCGTTGAACCCTCAGCCGGCACGAGATTGGTTCGCAAGAAAATCTGAAGCAATCCAATCCGAACGCGCACCAGCACCACCATCAGACCAGATTGTTGGTTCAGATAAGAATCCGAAAGGATCGGCAAAAGCTCCTGCTGGGTCGGACACAATCGAATTGACCGAAGCAATCGAAGAAGGTTTGAAGAACAAGGCCGATGAACACAACTCGAAACTTGATGGTGCGGATCCGTCTTGGAAGCGGGCAACTGTCGGCATGTTGAGAACCGTGTTCCGTCGCGGTGCCGGAGCATATTCGACATCTCACCGTCCAGGCATGACCAGGAATCAGTGGGCGTATGCGCGGGTCAATTCATTCTTGTATTTGTTGCGCAACGGTCGTCCTGAGAATCCTGCCTATATCACCGACAATGATCTGCTTCCCAAAGATCATCCGAGATCTTCTAGAACCTTGGCCGTGAATGTTGTTATGATTGACGGCATGAGCGAATCACTAGAGACACGCCGCATTCATATCAACGACTTCGAATTGCGTCAAGGTCCTACTGGTGACGGAATGTCTTTCACAGGTTACGCGGCGGTCTTCAATTCTGATTCTGAACCGCTACCGTTCATCGAGCGAATCGCACCAGGTGCATTCCGCAAATCGTTGAAAGGTCGCAATACAATCAAGATGTACATGAACCATGATTCGTCGATGCTTCTTGCTTCGACACGTTCAAAAACTTTGCGATTACAAGAAGATTCAAAAGGTTTGCTTGTTGAAGCCGACCTGCCAGACACAACTGTTGGCCGTGACCTATCAGTTTTGATGAAGCGCGGCGATGTTGACTCGATGTCGTTCGGGTTCTCGGTTCCTTCTGGTGGAGACAAATGGTCAGATGATGGCATGACCCGCGAACTACGCCAAGTCCGTTTACACGAAGTATCGGTCGTGACAGGTTTCCCTGCATACAAGGCAACATCGGCAACTGTCCGTTCTCTTGATATGCTCGCGGAACGCACAGGCGTTGACGCAGACAAACTCGCTGAAGCGATCACAGTCCTTGAAGCTGGTGGCACTTTGTCAGATGAGTCCGCTGATCTGTTGTCGAGCGCGGTCAGCAAACTTCGAGCCGAACCAGCCAAGGTTCCTTCGTCGGTGAATCTGTTGGCGAAACATCTTGAACTGTTGAAAACTTTCTAGTTTCTCATATACACTTGGTCTGTCGGTAAGCGTCCCGCTACGACTAGAGATTGGTCAGCGACCCGCGCCATCGGAATAAACAATCCTGCGCATCCACATATCAACCAATCATGGAGAAATCATGAAACAATTCATTGAACAACAAATGGCTCAACGCGCTACAGCGTGTGAAGCCGCAAAGAAGATTCTTGATGTTGCAACCGCTGAGAAGCGTGACTTGACAGCAGAAGAGACTCAGACATACGAGCGCATCAGCAAAGAACTTGAGGATCGCCAAGCAACAATCGAGAAGCTCCGCGCCGATGAGGCCCGTGAACTTCGTCTTGAAGCAGCAACTCGTGACATCGCAGACCAGGTTCGTCCAGTCGCTGATGCACCACGCGGTGTTCGTTCGGATGCAGAAGTTATCCGCTCGATGGCAAAAGGCGAGATTCGTTCGTACTCGTTTGAAAAGCGTGATGTTGTAAAGACATCAACTGGTTCACCAGTCCCAACATCGTTCTACGATCAGGTCATCATGCTTGCTCGTCACGTTGGTCCGATGCTTCAGACATCAACTGTATTGAACACCGCATCGGGTGAGAATCTTCAGATTCCATCACTTGCTCAGTATTCAACCGCAGCAATCACAGGTGAAGGCACAGCAATCGCTGAATCAGATCCAGTGTTCAACTCGTTCATCACACTTGGTGCATACAAGTATTCTTTCCTTGTTCAACTCTCAACAGAGTTGATCGAAGACAGCGGTGTCGACATCTTGTCATTCTTGGCAGATCAAGTCGGCAACGAACTTGGCTACCGTGTCAACTCAGCGTTGACAGTCGGTAATGGCACAAACCAACCAAAAGGTATCGTCGCAGCAGCAGCTGCCGGCGTAACTGGCGGAACGGGTGTGTCGGGTGCGTTCACAGCAGACAACTTGATCAGCCTCGTCTACTCGGTAGACACAGCAGGTCGTCGTCTTGCAGGTTCGGGCTTCCAGATGAACTCGAAGTCAATCGCAGCAATGCGTTCGTTGAAGGACACCGCAGGCAACTACGTCTTCTCGCCAGCACTCAATGCTGATGCACAAGACTTGCTCCTCGGATACCCTGTATACGAGAACCCAGGAATGGCAGATGCAGCAACTAGCGCGAAGTCGGTAATCTTCGGACACCTTCCTTCGTACTATGTTCGTCAAGTTGGCGGCATCAAATTGGATCGAAGCGATGACTTCGCATTCAGCTCAGGCCTTGTTACCTTCCGCGCAACAATGCGTGTCGATGGCAACTTGCCACAAACATCACATGTCAAACACTTCATCGGTAACGCTGCTTAATTAGAGCAACCGATAAACAGACATGACAGTCCGCAAGGACTGTGACTAGGATTAAGTCCACGGCCATTTCGTGCAGGGTTGGCCGTGGACTTTCCATTTCTGCACTATTCTTAGGAGGATCATGTGGCAAACCGTAATAGTCAAAGGCATACCGGTGGAGATGCCAGGGTATTTAGCGGAGCGTTTGCTCCGAGCGGGCGTAGCGCACTCGTTGGAAGTGTCCGACCTACCAATCCCGACAGACTCAGAGTCCTCTGGTACAGCAATGCTCCATGGGCTTCCACAGGATACGGACAGCAAACCGCGCAAGTCATCCAAAGGCTCGCGAAAGAAGACCACCAAGTAGCAGTCCACGCGATGTACGGCCTGTCAGGCGCGACATCAACTTGGAATGGTTTCAAAATCTATCCGCAAGGACTCGCAACATACAGCGACGATGTCGTTGTCGCGCACACCATGGAGTGGGCGAATCAGGATCTGTCGACACCGACGTTGTTGATGACTTTGTTTGATGTGTGGGTGTTGAAATCTGAATCATTGAAAACTTTGAAGAACATCGCATCGTGGGTTCCTATTGATCATCAGCCGACACCGCCAGATGTGTTGAGATGGTGTGAGCGTGACAATGTGCGTCCGATAGCGATGTCAAAGTTTGGTTCACGAATGTTGGAGACGGCAGGTGTCGAACACTTGTATATTCCTCACGCAATCGAACCTGTGTTCCAGCCGACCGATTCTGTGATGCTTGCGAATGGTCGCAAGATGACTGGTCGAGAGTTCATGGGTTGGGAAGAGGACAGGTTCGTGGTGTCTATGGTTGCGACGAATAAAGGTTCGCAGCCTGCGCGTAAGGCTTGGGCCGAGAACATTCTTGCGTTCTCTATCTTCGCCAAGGATCATCCTGATGCCGTGTTGTATTTGTACACGGAGCCTGATGGTGCGATGTCTGGGATTAGTTTGCCGACATTGTTGGATGCGGTCGGTGTGTCGAAGGATAAATACAAGGTTGTTGACCAGTATGCGTATCGTCATTCGTTGCCTCAGAATGTGATGGCTGCGATGTACACGGCGTCCGATGTTCTTCTTGCCTGCTCGATGGGTGAAGGTTTCGGCATTCCCGTTATTGAGGCACAGGCTTGTGGGACGCGAGTGATTGTTTCTAACTTCACGGCGCAACCTGAACTGGTCGGTGACGGCTGGACAGTTGATGGTCAGCCGTGGTGGGATGCGGCGCAGGCTTCATGGTTCTTCACACCGAACGTGCCTGACATCGTCAATGCCCTGAAGATGGCCTATAACGCGCCTAGAAGCCGTTCTGAGGACGCGATCACCCATGCCCTAGGGTACGGAGCCGACAAGGTTTTTGAGCAGTTTTGGAAGCCTGCAATGAAGGAGCTGTCTGCATGGTGCCGGTCATAGTCATACCCGTACTCAACCGATATGACCTACTTGAACGATGTATCAGAACAATCGACTATGCGGTTGAACATCTGATCATCATCGACAACGGCGGAATGATTGAGAAGGATTGTTTGTCGTTGCCGAAGAACTCAAACATTGAGAACCGATATGTCTTGGATATGCCGAGCAATCTCGGTGTAGCGACATCTTGGAATCTTGGTATCAAGATGACACCGTTCGCATCGGGTTGGATTCTTCTCAACTCGGACGCATTCTTTGAGCGTGGCGAACTTCAAAAGTTTTACCGTGAATGCCACACAGACGAGATTCATTTAGCAGGTCAACCAGGTTGGTGCTGTGCGTGGATCGGCTCACAAATAGTCAAAGATGTCGGCTTGTTTTGTGAGGCGTTCCATCCGGCATACTTCGAAGACAACGACTATGAGCGTCGCGCATTGCGCATGGGTAAACAGATAACCAAATCGCAGGCGATCGTCTATCACGACAACTCATCCACGTTGCAATCCGACCCGACATTCATCGCCAAGAATCAGGCAACCTTCGAATCGAACCTTGAGTTGTTCAAGTTGCGCAATGTGCGTCTTGATGCTGGTGAATGGGATTTGCAACGGCGCATTGATTTGAGTTGGGATTGATGGCCAGATATCACGATTATCTTTCACCGACTGGCGCGGACTTTGATGCAATGTATCAATCCGAACAAGAAGAAGACTTTGATGCGTGGTATCAGTCGGATCTGCGACCGATCAGTTATCGGCTTCTGTCCACGGTGATGTCGGCGTTCTCGTTCACTTCGGTACTGGATATCGGTTGTGGTAAAGGTGCGCAAACACATCTGATGGCGTTGCGTGGTAGAAGGATTGTCGCCTATGACATTTCGGAGATGGCGATCCGTAAAGCGAAAGCGTCATATCCGAACATTGATTTCCGTGTCGGTGACGGTCTGACCGCAGCGAAGTCAGGTGGGTACGATTGCGCGGTCATGTCACAAACCTTGTATGTGCAACCTGACTGGCGTGAAGTTATCGCCGAAGCAGCCAAAAGATGCAACTGGTTGATCGTTCACGAATATGTGCCGATAGAAACCGAATGGCATGTGCCGGACGTATTCGATTTGATACGCGAGTTCAACAAACATTGCACCATTGACACAAAGATTGTGATGAACGACAACCGTGTTTTATTAATTGGGCAATCACGACGATGAGAATCTTTGACTGCATCCTGTTCAACCAAGAACACGACATGCTCGAATGTCGCCTCTCTGAACTTGGCGATGTCGTAGACAAGATGATCATTGTCGAATCGTCAACGACTTTCATGGGTCAACCCAAACCACACGGCATTGACCTTGACAGGTTCTACAAGTGGCGCGACAAAATCCACTACGAAACATTCGAACCAAACCCGCACCAATTAGGTTGGGCGGCTGAACACGCACAACGCAACCATCTGTTTGTCGCATTGCAAGAGTTCGCACCAGAAGCCGACGACATCGTGACCGTTGCCGACTGTGACGAGATTTGGAATCCAGCCGACATTGACATACTGAAAGAAGGTTGGCGTGTCTACCTAATGAAACGCCTAGTGATGTCCGCCTATTGGCGTCTATCGGACGAACACACTATGGTCGCAGGTCCTTACGGTCAACGTGCTGGTGGTGCGCAACATCTACGATCCAATCGTGAACGGCTACCTAACCTGCGGTCAGGTTGGCATGTGTCTTGGATGGGTGGACCTGAATGGGCTGCAAACAAGATGCGTTCGTTTTCGCACCAAGAACTCATGGTTGATGACCCTGAAGGATTCATGGCTGAGAACTATCGGATCGGTCGCTCGATACGCGGCGAACAGTTGATTGAAGTACAGATGGATGATTCGTGGATTCCGTGGATCTATGAAGGGAAGGCACCGTTGTCGTGGTATCGGCGCCGGTAGCAATAATCTCACCATTTGAGCAGAACTATTGGGATCGGTTCGGTGAAGGGTTCATTGCGTCCATTGAGGCGTTGACGGTCAAGCCTCAGGAAGTGATTCTTGTGACTCGTGCCAGAGTTGATGTGCCGTCTTGGTGGAAGGTTGTGCCGTATTGGGATGATCGCATTTGGCCGTGTGTGAACGTGGGTGTGCGTGAAGCGTCAGCGGAATGGTGTACACATCTTCCAGTCGACGACACGATGGACCCGAACTTCTTTGACGGACTTGTTCTGCAAGGTGACGCAGTGAATGTGCGTGGCAGATGGAACGGCGGACTGTGCTACGGCACACCTGACCAATATCACAATCTGTTGAACATGGGCAACAACGGTATGCCAGGGTTGGCGGTGATTCGTCGCAAGACTTGGTTGAAGATTCCTTACCGTTCACACAAGTATGTTGATTGGGTTCATTGGTGCGAGATGCGTTCACATAATGTTGAAGCGTCGTTTGATTCGCGTTGTGTGTGGACTTGGGTTCGACACGATGATGCACTGACTGCACAAAGAGACGAACAAGCCGAACAAGAAGTGTTCAACTTTCGTAGACTGTTGGAATCTGGTCGTGTGATACCTGGTGAGGATTGGCCGCCGAAGTTGGCTGAATGATTCTGCCTGATCTGAAAGACCGTCACAAAGGTGAACAGA